CAGTAGCCGGTACAGCAAGAATCGGAGACGTTGAGTTAGGAACTGTATCAAAAGCAATACAACCTTTACTAACTACACTAGCTGAAAATATAAATACTTTTACTATTACAAGTTTAGTATTAAGAGATAAATCACAATACAGATTATTTTATACCGATACAACAACTCCAACAAGTTTACAAAGAGGGATTATTGGTACACTAAGACCAAATGGTTTTCAATGGTCAGAAACTAGAGGTATATCAGCAACAGCTACAGGCTCTGGTTTTAATGAGAATGGTATTGAAGAATACTATCATGGAGATTCTACAGGTTATGTATATATACATGATTCTGGTAATGATTTTGATGGTAGTAATATTTTAGCCAGATATGCTACACCAGACTATGATTATGGTGATTTTGGAACATTAAAAACTTTACACTATGTAAGAGTTTCAGTTTCAGCAGAAGGTATTGTAACACCAGAGTTACAAATTAAATATGACTTTGGTAATACAAGTGTTCCACAACCAGCAAGTAATTTTAGTTTTGGTACAGTAAATCCACCGGCAGAGTTCGGTGAAGCTGTCTTTGGCACAAGTGTCTTTGATGGCACAGCAAGTCCACTAATTAGAATACCAGTTCAAGGTAGTGGCACAAGTAATAATTTTACAGTTTTAACAGAGGATACAAAAGCACCGTATAAAATTAATGGGTTATACATAGATTTTATACCATCCGGCAGGAGATAATAAATGGCAAGTTACACAAGACAAAGCACATTCGTAGATGGAGATACCATCACAGCAGCAATATTTAATAATGAGTTTAATCAATTATTAGCTGCATTTAATAATTCAACAGGACACAAACATGATGGCACAACAGCCGAAGGTCCAGTTATAGGATTAATTGGAGATGCAGGAGAAACTTCTCCAAATAATAAAGTTTTAATAGATACAAGCAATAACCACATAGAGTTTTATGTAGAAGTATCTAGTAGTTCGGTCCAACAGTTATACATAGCCGATGGAGCTCTCGTACCTGTTACAGACAACGATATAGATTTAGGTACTAGCTCTTTAGAATTTAAAGATGCTTTCTTTGATGGTACAATTACTACAGATGCATTAGTAGCTGATACAGCAGATATAAATGGTGGTACAATAGATGGAGTTACTATAGGTGGTTCCAGTGCTGGTGCAATAACAGGTACAGCTATTACAGGTACAAGTTTTGTTATAGGTTCAGCAGATATAAACGAAGCTGAACTAGAAACGATTGATGGTGTAACTGCTGGTACAGTTGCAGCAAGTAAAGCAGTCGTTGTAGATAGTAATAAAGATATTGCAAGTTTTAGAAATGTTACTCTAACTGGAGAACTAGATGCAGCAACACTTGACATTTCAGGTGATGCAGATATTGATGGTACGTTAGAAGCCGATGCAATTACTATTGCAGGTGTAACACTAGCAGAAACAATATCTGATACAGTCGGAGCTATGGTTAGCTCTAATACTGAAACAGGTATATCTGTAACTTATGATGATTCTGATAATACATTAGACTTCGTAATTGGTTCAGGAGTTATAACTAATGATATGTTAGCTGGGTCAATAGCTAATGCTAAATTATCTAACTCTAGTATAACAGTAAGTGATGGCTCAAGCTCTACAGCTATTTCATTAGGTGGTACATTAACCTTTGCCGGAACATCTAATGAAGTTGAAGTAGGAGAAAGTTCAGGTACAATTACTGTAGGTTTACCAAGTGCTACCCAGATAACAACATCGTTAGGTGTTGGTGGTGGTTCAACAAATGGTGTTCAGATATCTCAAGGTGCTATTGCTATTAAAAATGGTGGTACACAATCATATATAGATTTTTATTGTGAGTCTTCAAATGCTCACTATGCAAGATTACAAGCACCTGCTCACTCTGCTTTTAGTGGTAACATTACAGCAACTTTACCAGCAACCACAGGTACACTAGCTTTAACAAGTGATATACATACAACAGAAGAATTACAAGATATTGTTGGAGCTATGTTTAGTTCTAATACTGAAACAGGTATTACAGCAACTTATCAAGATGCAGATGGTACTATAGATTTAGTTGTTGGAACTCTCAACCAAGATACTACAGGCTCAGCAGCTACTTTAACAACTGCTAGAACTATACATGGTGTTTCATTTGATGGTTCAGCGAATATTGATTTAACTGAAGTAATACAAGATACTGTTGGTGCGATGTTCTCAAGTAATACTGAGACAGGTATTGCAGCTACCTATGAAGATGGTGATGGTACAATAGACTTAGTTATAGGTAGTGATGTTATTGTAAACTCTATGATAGCAGACGATGCGATTGATTCAGCTCAACTTGCTGATGGTTCAATCGATACAGTTCATATTGCAGACGACCAAGTTACAGGTGATAAGTTATCTAATGATATAACTATTGCTAACGACTTAACAGTTGCAGGAAACTTAGTAGTTACTGGTAGTACAACACAAACAGGTGCAACAGTATCTAACTCTAACTTTCAAGCATTATCTAATAATAATAGTGGCAATGCTACAGACTTTGGTTTTTATGGTAAGTATGTAGAATCTAGTACAACTAAATATGCAGGTTTGTTTTTTGATGCTTCTACTGATAATACCTTTAGATTATTTGTAGATACACAAACACAACCTAGCACAACAGTTAATACAAGTGCTACAGGCTATGCAGCCGGAACATTAGTAGCAAACGTAACAGGTAATGTTACAGGTGATGTAACAGGTAATGTATCAGGAACAGCAGCTACAGTAACAGGTGCAGCACAATCAAATATTACAAGTCTTGGTACACTTACAACACTTACAGTTGACAATGTAATTATTAATGGTACTACTATTGGTCATACAGACGATACAGATTTAATGACTGTTGCTGATGGAGTATTAACAGTAGCCGGTGAAGTTGATGCAGTAAGCTTAGATGTTTCTGGAGACATAGATGTTGACGGAACTGCTAACCTAGACAATACAGATATAGACGGAACTTTAAATACTTCTGGTGTAGTAACATCACAAACTTCTGCAAATATATCTCAAGTATCTTTAACAGACGGAACTGTATCTTGGGATGCAGCAGCAGCAGCTAATGCTTTCTTATTACTAGAAGAAAACTCAACAATCTCTGCACCAAGTAATGCAGTCGAAGGAGCTATTATAAGTATTGAGGTAGCTCAACACGCATCAAGTGGACCATACACTTTAGCATGGAATGCAATCTTTGAGTTTGTAGGCGATGAAACTCCAACTCAAACTGCTACAGATGCTAAAACAGATATCTATGCTTTTAGATATAATGGTTCTAAATGGCAAAATATAGGCATCAGTCAAAACTTAACACAAAGCTAATATATGGAAACTCTGCAAAGAACAGCTAATAGAGGTAGTGTATCTACTGGAGATTATGAAATTAGTAACTCTATTATGTTTTCAAGTCTTGGAACTTATGCAGATGCTAATAGTCTTTTTTATCATTTAATGAATCCGGGAGGAGATGATAACTGGGCTGCAACTTCAACAAGTGGTACAAATGCTAGAAAGCTAACTGTTTCATGTTGGTTTAAAAGAACAGCTTTAACAGAAAGCAGTCATTACCCAAGATTATTTGATTATAGAGCTGGTGGAGTAGCTTTTGCAGTTTACTTTAATACAAGCGACCAATTACAAATGTATGATGATAATACTTCTATGAGTTTAATTTCTAATCAAGTGTTTAGAGATTTATCAGCATGGTCGCACATCGTTGTTCAGATTGATTCAACACAGGCAACAGCAAGTGATAGAGTTAATGTATATATTAATGGTGAAAAAATAACTTCTTGGGCAACCGAAGATTATGGCAATCAAAATGTTGACTTATCTCCATTTAGAGCTGATAGTGTAAGTCTTTATATAGGTAGTGCAGCTTTTGATTATTCTACTGCATTTAATGGATATATAGCTGACTATCATTTTATAGATGGTTCAACTGTTGCTCACACAGAGTTTGGTGAAACAGATAGTGATAGTGGAATATGGAAACCAAAACAATACACAGGTTCATATGGAATATTAGGACACTATTACAACTTTAGTGATGCAAGTGATATGGGAGAAGATTTTAGTGGTAATAACAATGATTCTAACAATAGAGGTTCTGGTATAGCAAATGGTTCTGCTAGACAAGCTACAGACACACCAACCAATAATTTTTGTACTCTTAATGATTTAATTAATTTTAAGTATACAACTAATGGTATTGGAGATGGTGGTACAACTTTTGGAGATAATACAGGTGGTGGTGTTGGTGGTGCTTTTGGAACTATGGCAGTAACAGCAGGTAAGTGGTATTGGGAAGTAAAACTTGTTGACCAACAAAGTCATTATATAGGTATAAGTGCTGTTGACGATGGTGATAATGTTTTATCTTCAACAGACCCACAAGAAGAAAACTCAACTTTTAGATTTAATATAAGTGCTGCAAGAAGAGAGTATGTAAGTAGTGGTTCACAAACTTATGGTTCTTTAGATGAATTTTCAGATTTTCATACAAACAATGATATTATAGGCATAGCTTTAAATATGGATGATAATCAAATTAGTATTTATGGTAATGGTACATTACAAAGTGGCATTGCTAATTCATCTATTTTTGATGCAGCAAACAAAATGGTAGTGCCTTTTCATGGAACTATTAACGATGAAGCACAATATAACTTTGGTGGCTATTCTGCATGGACTCCTTCAAGTGCAGTTAGTGATGCAAATGGTTATGGCACTTTTGAATATTCACCACCATCAGGTTACTATGCATTGTGCACTAAAAATTTAGCACAATACGGAGGATAAATGGCTGTATATACAACTATAGACGACCCTTCAGCCCATTTTCAAATAGCTACTTGGACTGGTAATACATCAGCACCAAGAAGTATAACTAATGATGGCAATAGTAATTTACAACCTGACTGGGTTTGGGGAAAAAATAGAACTACTGCTGGTACAGACCACGAAGTATATGATTCAAATAGAGGTACTGGAACTAGCTATAATTTAAAACCTAGTAGTGCAGTAGTAGAAGGAGTTGGAACAACTTATGGTCAATTAACATCTTTTGACACAGATGGGTTTACAGTTAACGCTGGTGGAACTAATGATGATTTTTGGAATGAAAATGGTTCAGAGTTTGTAGCTTGGCAATGGAAAGCTGCTGGAGGTACAACAAGTTCTAATACAGATGGTAATATAACCACAACTCTTCAAACTAATTCAACAGCAGGATTTACTATTGGCACATATACAGGTGCAGGTTCAAGTCCAGATAATAAAACTATTGGTCATGGTTTAGGTGCTATACCTGACCTTGTATTTATTAAAGGGAGAGATGGTAGTGGTTTAGGTGGTGCTGCTCAATATTGGATTGTTGGTGCACCTAATACAGAAGTTTTTGGAAATGGTGGCAACAAACATATGTTTTTAGATACAACTAATGCACTTATGGATAATAGCACAATATGGAGAAGTGCAAACTTTACATCAACAACTATTCCTTTAGGTGGTCATGCTGCTTTAAATGGTAGTGGTGCTGCATATGTTTTTTACGCATTTAAAAACATTCAAGGCTATAGCAAGTTTGGAACATACAAAGGAAATGGCAACTCTGATGGTCCGTTCATCTACACAGGATTTAAACCAGCTTTTGTAATAGTTAAAAATACTGATGCAACTACAAGTTGGAGAATGAATGGTCCTGACGGAGTATTTTTAAGTGCAGACTCAACAGCAGCAGTCTACGACTCTGCACCCGGACCAATAGATAGAGTGTCTAATGGATTTAAAATAAGAGGTGGTGACGACCTTAGAGCAAGTGGTGGTAATTTTATTTACATGGCATGGGCAAAAAATCCATTTGTAACATCAACAGGTGTTCCTACAACAGCAGGTAGTACAGGTCCTGCAACATAGGATAAAATAATTAATAAAAACTTTATGAGGTAATATAAAATTATGTGGGCATTAGTAGAATCAGGTAGTATAAGTAAAATCTTTACAAGACCTACACAATTAACAATAGGAGATATTAAATATCCCCGTAATATTTTTGAGATTTGGTCAGAGTCAGAACTTAAAAGTATAGGTATTTATACAATAGTAATTGATAATACAAACTTAAAAGATTCAAAGTATTATATAAATACTAATCAATCTTTTAATTTTGCAAGTGATACAGTAACTGCAACTTATGGTACAGCTACAGCTAAATCTTTAGATGATGTTACTGATGAAGATGGTAATATTACTAGAGGTTTAAAATATCAGTCTAAAGAAAATATAAATAAACAAGCAGGTAGTATTTTATCAGATACGGATTGGATGGTTATTAGAGAAGCTGATGGTGGTACAGCTATGCCAAGTAATATTAAAACTTGGAG